TGAGGATGAGGATGAGGATGAGGATGAGGAGGATGGTGTAGACTTAGAGGATGAGGAGGATGGTGTAGACTTAGATGACGAGGATGAGGATGGTGTAGACTTAGATGAGGAGGATGAGAAGGATGAGAAGGATGAGAAGGATGAGAAGGATGAGAAGGATGTAGACTTAGATGAGGAGGATATAGACTTAGATGAGGAGGATGAGGAGGATATAGACTTAGATGAGGAGGACGAGGAGGATGTAGACTTAGATGAGGAGGATGAGGATGAGGAGTTATCTAAAATGCTACAATTCGGGGGCAATAATATGTTTTTCAAGAAAATGAAAGAAATGGAACCAACACTCTTTCGTAGTGAACGAGAGGGACATTATGATTCCTATGCTCGTCTGTGTCCAAGCGGAGTAAACCGGCAACCGGTTATACTAACTGATGAAGAAAAACAGAAAATAGACAATGAAACTCCCGGGGCTTATAATGTTGCCCTGCAATATAGTACAAATCCAGACAAAAAATATTGGTATGTCTGTCCAAGATACTGGTGTTTGAAAACAAACGCCCCTCTTACACACGAACAAGTGATGAAAGGAGAATGTGGAGGAAAAGTGATTCCTCAAAATGCAAAACAACCACCACCTGGACATTATATCTATGAGTTTACAGACAATCGTGAACATACAGACAAAGATGGCAATTATCGAGAACATTACCCCGGTTTTTTATCGAGTAAATCCCACCCATCCCACTGTTTGCCATGTTGTTTCAAAAAAATGGATAGTGAACAACAGCTAGAACGTCGGTCTGAATGTGGCATAACGCCAACTCAATTGAGTGGAGATCCAGAATTGATCCAGAATATCATAAAAACACAAAGTGATTGGGAAAAAAAAAAGAAGAAAACGAAAAAAATCCCAGGAAATGTCTTTAAATTCGAAACGATTCACATTGAACCTCACAGGTGGGGGTTCCTACCCATGGTAGTCGAATTGTTTTTACACACAGACAATTCACGAAGTGTATCCAAGCAAAACCCTGCCGTCATAAAAAAAAATGAACAACCATTATTGCGTTATGGCGTTGAATTGTCAACCCGACAATCCTTTATTGCATGCATAGCAGATGTGTATGCTTATACTCAGGATGGCGTAGTTCCTCCATTGGATAAGATGAGAAATAAGATAGTTGACAGGTTAACCCTAGATCTCTTTTTACAGATTCAAAATGGTTCATTGGTATCTACATTTCGTCCCGTAAAAAAGCATATTGATGACATAACTGTGGAAAAGTACAAAAATACCGAGTTTTATGCCGGCATAACGAACAAAGACGACATTGCTCAGTATCGTTTTCTCGCAGATACAATCGCATCTTACGAGAATTTCATCGCATTTTTAGAAGACGACGATGCCTTTATAGACCATACCTACATGTGGGATATAATAACGTCTCCTCAGATCGGACTTTTTAAAGATGGACTTAATTTGGTTATCTTGGATATGCTTGATAGCGATATAACCGACGATATTGCATTATTGTGTCCAACCAATTCGTATCAAGCCAAATTATATCATCCTACTCGAGGTTCCGTTATCCTATTAAAAAACAAAGAATATTACGAACCGGTATATCTCTATGGTCAAACTCCTTATCAAACATCTACCTCGACCAAACCAGCTGTTAAAATTTTTCACAAAGAGAACATGCCAACTGAATTAGTACGCATATTTGATATGATCGAAAGGTCAACTACAAAATATTGTTTACCCAAACAAAGCATTCCTCGTGTATACACTTATAAACAGAACACACCTGCATCGCAGGTGTACAAAACACTGTTGGCTAATAAATATGTAGTACGCAACCAAGCATTGAATTATACAGGTAAGGTTATCGGATTGTCTATAGTACTTCGCGAGGAAGATGATCAATCGTTTTACATACCCACGATGCCGTCAGGTATTATTCCAAAACTATCAAGAGTATTTATTGATGATATTGAATGGGCCGATTACGAAACGACTCGCAATGTACTGACGCAAATACATGCAAATACACAAGGAAGTATATCATGTTCGCCTGCATTTAAAGTGATCGAAGACGGGCTCATTGTTGGAATTATTAGTGAAACAAATCAATTTATTCCGATCAGTGATGCCCCACAAGATATTATTGAAGATGGCCTAGACACTATCCGGGTATCTGGCTATGGTGATGCTGGATACATACAAGCAGACAAGACTCTTGCGATATCAGATGGAAGTGTAGACGAGGAACGTGCGAAAACAGTTAGAAATATTTCCCTCGAGAACCAATTTTACATTGCATTTAGAAACCATATTCGTAGCACAATGAACGAATATGCGAATAAAGATGTGAGAGACGCAGTTATCGACATTGTAGACAATCCACACTATCTATACAATATTAAAATGCAAAAATTAGATAAGCTCATGAAACATCTTATGCGAAATACGCTCTCCTTTATAGAGTTAGATGACGATTCGCTCAATTCGTTATCTCAATTAAAGACATTTGCGGATACAGATGATATAAAAGCATTCTGCTTATCTGTCGATAAGAATACATTATGTGTCCCCAAAGAGCATTTAGTGAGCGGATTCGATAATGAAGTTCTGTATTATGCCCGCGTTTCGGATGAATTGTTGCGTTATAATCGTGTCCGCATGTTTATGTTAGATAACAAACAATATCTGAATTTATCTCGTATGGAATACAATATTCGGGAGGATGAGGTTATCCTACTTCATTCTGTTATTATGAGCGATTACTTTGATAAACTGGAAACATTCGAAACGAATTCCTACGTCAAACATGTAGATAGTACAATCGCAGATCCCGCCACAACTAATGTGGAAATCAAAAAAAAAATAATCATACCTCTAACTGAACAATACCCTACTGGTGTATAAGAAAAACGATTGATTGTAATTGAGTAATAGTCTATTACAATCAGACTTGGTGGCCAACTCTATTTGATTCCGAATTGCCTGGATTGAACAGGCGACCATTTGATCTACAGTCAAATGCTCTACCACTGAGCTAAATTCGGTATTATTCCACAACTTATATTTGTAAATATGCTTTATATATTTTTTATGATAATTATTTTATTGCGGACGAATTGGAATTGGTTGAAATAAGGAGCGGGTGATTATATACATAAATGCGGTTCCAAATAATATTCCAAAGACGATACTTTCTGCTGCTGCCATATTTGTGTATTTTTTGAGTTATGTATGAATTTTATTATATGCAGTCTATATCAGTTTTACATACGTTATGTTAGAAACCAATATCATAATCATCTGTACAATTGCCCATATCAGTTGGTTTGATCGCGGATACATTGTTGTTAATTACGATGTTTGCTTTGGCACATACATCTGTATTGTCTTCTAATGTTCCGAATACACTATCTATATTCTCTCGGGCTTCAACTTCAACATCTTCTTGGTCAGCCATCCTTTCCATGTCTAATACTAGTTGGAATGCTCCTGTTCCAAATACACCGGCTTGGCCCATCATAACATTCGCAGATACACCTCGCATATGATCAAATTCGGCATGACGTGAAGCGCCCAACAAAACCTCTGTGTGAACTTCAAATGTAGATTTGGAAATGGGACCAATATCATCGTTCAAAATACCAGATCGGTAAATGGAGACCATGCCCTTGGTCGATGTCATACGATCACATAGAATACTCAAATGATGATAGTTGATGTACACACCACTGAATTCCATAACATCTACTAACTCGTTATATAAGACCTGGCGAGCAGCTTCTATTCCAAGTACATTGAACGTCTCTTGAATATCGTTTGTATATGTTCTATGAGAATCGATAAAGTCGAATGCCAATACCTCCATTAAATTCGTTCCAGTTGTATCCATAACCCACATATCCTTTTGCACATATTTTCCTTCTTCGTATACGACCTTATTCTGCAACTTTCTAGGGAGTACATTTGTTATGCCATTCACACCTCTTAATACAATATTGTTCAAGATATTATCTTGGAAATTACGAAGCAAATAAATCTCATCAGACTGATCCAATGGTCCAGGACCAGATTTTTGTTTCTTCTGCTTCAACATACTACTGTTCAATCGAATACGAAATACAAGATTATTTGCATTGTAGTCTGAATATACACAAGTTATATCCTCACCATATCCACTATTTATCGTAAAATGGATATCATCCATGGTTATGTTCTTTTCGAGTAGAATTTCGGCATCGAATTCCATACGAATAATCCACTTCGACTTGGTCGGCGTATCGGATTCTGTATTATCAGTGCCGTCATCATTGATGCAATCTTGTACCATATTTTCAAATTCATAATATTGTTCCAACAATAATGAATCATCCATAATATTGGTTGATTGTTCAAATGGGTCGAAACAAATTTGGCACGACCGAACTACATCGACTAATTTCATATGTTCCATCATGTTCGCATATTGACTGGCTTTCTCTGGTTCGGTTTCATCAATCTCCTTTAAATGAACTGTCATCGACTTGTTCTTAGGATTTTTAGTAAGACGAAGAATCTCTTCAATGCGAGGCACACCACGAGTCACATTCGATTTAGACGCAACACCACTTAAATGAAATGTATTCAAAGTCAGTTGTGTCGTCGGTTCACCAATAGATTGACCCGCAATAACCCCTACCATCTCTCCTGGATGTACAATTGCTTGACGATATTTCAATACAATCGACTCCAATAAGGAGATGAGCGCCTTTCTGTGGAAACGTTTTTGTATCAAGAGGTCGCGTGGATTCAAGTAATAATAATACAATATTTCAAACAAGAGTGGAGGTTGTATAACAGGGATCTGCTTCAATTTATTGAAGTATTCTTCAATCAGTTGAAATGCCTCCAGTGGCGTGATGTCTACCAATGAATTTGAGGTAAGATTCATCTGTCCTTGCATATTAGCAATCGTATTTTGAAATGCAACGGGCATTTTGATTTCATTATCATTCTTATTATCAAAGACTTTTTCGACTATGTCTGTACGAGCCGCAATCATCATGTCAATATATCGACTACATAATTTCTTTGCATCACCCCGTTGCTTTCTTACACGAGTGGCTGTACCTTTTGTATAAATATTCATAAGATCTTTATGTTGCTCATTCACTCCGATAATATCATAATGCAAGTATATATCCTCACTACTCATTCCAACAATAGGGATTGTCTGATTTTCAATCTTGGTAGAATCGAAACTATCGTCGCCGTATGTGAATTGAATGATTTTTTGCTTGTTATTACGTACTGTCATATCATATTCTACTTTAAGATCTTCCAAACCCTTGATCAAACGTCTTTGAATATACCCTGTTTGGGATGTTTTCACTGCAGTATCAATAAGACCAATACGTCCACCCATTGCATGGAAGAATAATTCAGGTGCAGTTAGTCCAGATATATAGGAATTTTCAATGAATCCACGAGCATTTGGGGAATCGTCAAATTTATTGAAGTGAGGTAATGTGCGACTATCAAATCCATAGGGAATACGCTTACCATCAATGTTCGTTTGACCAAGACAAGAAATCATTTGAGAGATATTGATGAGAGATCCCTTAGATCCAGAATTGACAATCATGAGGAAACGATTGTTTTTACTCAATGATTTGCGACCAATCTTACCAGCCTGTTCTGTTGCCTTATTCAAAACATTATTGATACTTGATTCAAAGTGTGCTATATTAGATAGAGAGGTGTCGTTATCAAACACACCCAAATGGACCTTTTCAATGATGGATTGTACTTCCTGTTTCTGGGTAGTGATTGCTTGAATAATACTATCCTGTGTTTTGCGATCTGCAATTAGATCACTAATACCTACACTGAATGCACTTGTCTTCATGTATTCTGTGATGACATTTTGTAAATCATCGACAAACCGGGTGGCTTGCATGTTGCCATAGTCATTGCATACACGGTGTATGAGACCCTTACTCGTTGAACCAAGCACTGATTTTTCCAATTGGCCTCGTATATACTTACCATTGCGAATTTCCAACACATGATTTGATGTTCCATAGTCCTCATCTTCTTCAAATAATTTTTCGATCTTATATTTCATAGTAAGTGGAGGCATAATTTGGGATAAAATCTCAAAACTGCTTATCTTATCTCCTGCATCACGGAGTTTATCGACATCGACATTGGGGAACATCATAAGAAGTCCCATTGCCTCCCTAGGAGTGAAAGATCGATTCGGACGGGTGAATTGAAATGAGCCTAATAATGAATCTTGATAAATACCAATGATGGGCGAATTGCTTGCTGGACTAATCATCTGATATGGAATAGCGGCCAAGTTTCTCAATTCGGTCTCCGCCAAAATATTTTGCGGCATATGCATATTCATCTCATCTCCATCAAAATCCGCATTGTAAGGCTTTGTATCGCCAACATTCATGCGGAATGTATCACCTACTCTCATCACCTTGACAATATGACACATCATACTCATCCTGTGTAAACTGGGTTGTCTGTTAAACAATACCGCATCGCCGTCCATCATATGTCGGTGAACAATATCTCCATTGTTCAGACGGATAGATCCTCTGTCGCGATATCGTAAAGATATATTTTCACCATTTTTTCTCTCCAATATTTTTGCACCAGGGTAGGTATCGGGACCATTTTGAACTAATTTGGAGAGGAAATCGCGATTGCGATCATTTACTACCACAGGCTTGGTTATATTTGTGGCGATTTTCATGGGCACTCCCAATTGTCGAATCGACAAGTTGGGATCACCTGTAATAACCGAACGAGCACTAAAATCCACACGCTTGCCCATTAAATTACCACGGATACGCCCATTTTTACTATTTAGACGGCCACTGATACAATTCAATGGACGACCNGATCGTTGAGCCATTGGATCTGCGCCACGAACCTTGTTATTTGCGATCATGGCAATGAAATATTGCAATACGCTGGCTAATTTATCTATCACAATGGGAGATGCATTATTGGCAATCTTATCGGATAAATCACGGTTTGTTTTGATAATATTACTGTAAATATGGGTTAAATCGTCCTCACTACGTTGCTGTGCATCGTGCTTTACCGAAGGTCTCATTGCTGGAGGGGGCACTGGCAACACCTCGCATATCATCCATTCGGGACGAGACCAGACTGGACTAAATCCCATAAAGGCAACATCGTCATCGGAAATGCGTTTGAACATTTTCAGTAATATTTCGGGAGTGAGTCGAATTCGTAATCCCTTATTATTATCGTCTTCCGCTCCAGTAGGAGCCGCATCAGACTCGGTCGTCATATTGGACCATGACGCGTAAATAGTAGACATACCTTCAACCTTGATCTTTTCCTTATCTGGTTGCTTGCAACCACATCCGTCATCGGTAGATTCACCACAGCGTCGGACTTTTGATGCAATAGAACTCACATAATGCCATCTATCACTAGACCTCATGTTCAGTGCATGTTTATGCATATTTTTGTTGATTAATAATTTACTGCATTTGAAACAGATACACTTGCATATTTTCATAATTTCTTTCAAATGTTGTATATACAATACCGGTTGCGCAAGTTCGATATGTCCGAAATATCCTGGCGTATCGATATAGGTATATCCATCAGTTGGACAAATCAGACCTGGTTCCAATACACCCATTCTTGGATCAAATAGCCCTCCCACGACCGGTTTATTGTTTATATATGTTTTATTGTTTAAAGAAGATGTTATTTCCACTACAGAATTCCTGCGAATCTCATCTGGGGACAACATACTAAATTGTATTCCAATAATTTTTGATGCCGGTTTTTCTTCCATCATACCAGTTGAATTTTGCGGCGGCATTAAGTTTTCCTATATTATACTGTTTATATTTTTATACCATGAATATCAATTTTTTACAGATAGAAAAAATTGATGAGATTTGATGAATACCTATTATAGTATTCATATTATCTCTACTGAGACAAATCTAATTTATAACAACAATCATGGCCAAGAACATTAAGAATACTTTACAAAAGGGTGTTTCTGTGAAAACAGATAAGAAAAAAAAAGGCAAACGTAATCTGAAAAAAAACAAGGATTCAGATAGCGATGACGACGATGACGACGACTATGAAACAATGTCCGAAAGTGATTCTACGTATGTCCCGCCTAAATCAAAACGATCTAAAAAGAATAAACGCAAAGTGGACGATTCAGAAGAAGAAACTGATTCTGACGAAGAAGAGGAAGAAGAAGAAGACTATGATCATGTTGAATTACAAAAAATGCTTACCCAATTATTTCCATCCAAATATATCAATCAACGTGCAAAAAAAAGTAAAAAGGAAGCGGAATCTGCAAAGAAAAATATTCGCAGTAAACATGGGTCAAAAAAAAAGCGCCGTTATGTAATCGAGTCTGATACAGAAGAGGATGAATCGGAGGATATTGAAGATACTGAAGAGGAAGAATCAGAAGAGGAAGAATCCGACGAGGAAGAATCAGAAGAGGAAGAATCCGAGGAGGAAGAATCCGAGGATGATTATGAAGAGGACGAGGAAGATAACGGTATTGTTAACATTGTACTTGCTCTCGATGGGGGTAGTGGAGAAAAGGAAGACGAAACCTACTTTGATGATGATGCAGATTGCGACAGTGAGGATGAACAGGCGTTTATGAAAGAACAATTCCCTGTTTCATCTCATCATATTGCCATTGATGGATCAAATAATCCTCTCCAAATCGGATGTAGTACATTGTCAGATAAAAAAAAAAAGAATAAAAACAAGAAGGGTCGCCGTCGCACTCCAGATGAAGCAATCGAACTCACTGATGTTGAACAGGAATACCTTGATCTGGTTGCAACAAAGAAAACTCTCATCGAACAGCTCGACAAGAATCCTAAGAGTAAGATTTTGAAAAATGCTGTACAAGAATGTAAGGATTCTATCAATAAGTTGATTAAGAAAGCTAGAAACAAGAACGCAAAGACATATCACAAATTGATTCACAATGATAAGAAGAGACCCAATGAAGTCGATTATTTCAAAAGAAAGCTCTCTAACAAAGAACAGCTTCGTGTTATGAATGATCTAAAAGAAATTAATTCTCATATCAATATTGACAAGCCTTATCGTATTGCACTCCTTGATTCAAAGATGCCCGCGAAATTCAAGGCAGCAGCCATGCAAAAACTGAATGTGTTGCGCACAATGGAGCCAGGCGACCCCGAATATTATAAGATAAAAAATTGGGTCGATGCCTTTATGCGTATCCCATTTGGAATGTATAAGAATCTCACTGTGAGAATGGATGACGGACTTGATGTATGCCACGGATTCATGGAGAATGCCAAGGCAGTTCTTGATGATTGTACATATGGCCTAAACGACGCCAAATTGCAGATTATGCAAATGGTTGGACAATGGATATCAAATCCTGGATCTATGGGCACAGCGATTGCTATCAAGGGTCCCATGGGCACGGGTAAGACTACCCTTGTAAAAGAAGGTATTAGCAAAATTCTTGGTCGTGAATTTGCATTCATTGCATTGGGGGGCACTGGAGACAGTAGTTTCCTCGAAGGTCATTCGTATACTTATGAAGGAAGCACTTGGGGTAAGATTGTACAAATATTGATTGACAGTAAGTGCATGAATCCAGTTATATACTTTGATGAATTGGATAAGATTAGCGATACTCCTCGTGGTGAGGAAATCGCAGGGATTCTTACCCATCTTACAGATACCTCACAAAATAGTGAATTTCACGACAAGTACTTCTCCGAAGTGGATTTCGATCTCAGTAAATGTCTCTTCATCTTCAGTTATAACGATGAGAGCAAGGTGAACCCCATTTTAAGAGACAGAATGTACCGTATTCAAACCAAGGGATATGACGCAAAGGAGAAGATAATCATCGCAAGGGATCATCTTCTGCCCAAAATTCGTGAACAGGTTAGTTTCGCAGAAGAAGACGTCATCTTACCAGATGAAACATTGGAATACATTATCAATCATACTGGACTCACGAAAGAGGAAGATGGTGTGCGTAATTTAAAGCGATGCCTGGAGATCATTTATACCAAATTGAATCTATTCCGACTAGTTAAACCCGACGCAAACATGTTCAGCAAGGACATTGATATTGAAGTACAATTTCCAATGACGGTTTTGAAGAAACATGTCGATATTCTTATCAAAGGAGAACAGCCTATGAGCCAAAGCATGTTGGCGATGTATATCTAATTCTATCAACCACATAAAATAGAAACATAACAATATACAAAATGAAATATATATAAATATATTTTTTTATTATGTATAACAATGGACAGTAATCGACTCACTATTGAAGCAATGACACGAGCCAAACATAATCTCGAATCGGTTTCTACGAATCGACGGAATAAAGATTATAATACGATTATGTCCGCCATTCTATTATACTTGGATACATATTGTGAACACCATATTGTTCAAGATATGATTGATACTGATGTAGAATACAGTACTACCATTCATTATTGCGATAAATGTTATAAAACATTCTAGGCTATTTGGTCAGGTTTATCGCTCATATTACCTCCACGGGTAGAAAGCAATTGTTTCATATTGTCAGTGAGAACGAGGGCACCAGTTGAATTGGATAATCCAGAACTCTCTCCAGTCATTTTCGTTGATTTGGCATTGGAAAATACATCTAGTTTTGTATCAGCTAAATAAGGTGCACAAAACAAGTTATCAAACCCATATACCCTGGCACAATCATTGGATTGAGATTGTATCAAGTTGGATTTATAAGTATCCATAGTAGTATGATCATTACGTTTGGAATAATCAAGTGCAAATCCCTCTTCTACTGGGGAATGCTTCTGGAATTCAGTATCCAGACTATATGGTCTGTAGCAAGCAACTCCAGTAGATGCTCCCAAGACCAAGATGAAAAAAATCGCTAAAAACACTAACATAGTATTCATGGTTTACTAGTCTATATTGTTATCTGATAAAAAAAAAATATTATCATGGCTTCTTTGATAAGTTTATTCACAATAAATGCACATAAAAAGACTCTGTATAAGTTTATTATATAATACTTTGAATATCATGGCATCTCTAACAAACGATGAACGTCTGAATCTACAGAAAATGGTGAGCGAAATGGATGCTGGAGACAATACGCAAAATATCCGTAAATTAAAACACAGTGTTCTCATTCGCGACAATGTACGTAAGCTTGACACATACAAAAAAGCAAATGTTATGTTGCGAATTGATAACCCTGAACAGTTCGCTGAATTGGCGAGAGCTGAGTGTCCATTTCTACATACCAATTATACTGATCTTTTCAATCGCATTTTGAAGGACGAACTGGATCTCGCAATTCTTACTAAACTATTGATTATTTTGAAAATGATCGAGGACGAAAAGGTGGATCAACATGAAGGTTCTGTTATGGTTGGAAAGGTTTTGAAAGAATTATATGTCGATAGTGCTCTTAAAACTGCTGATAAGCTGGATGCAATTGTACCCGATGTGGTTGATATGGGCGAACTGAAAGAGGGTAAAGAGATATCTTGGAAGGAATATAAACTTATGCAAAAATAATAAGTGTTTTATCGTAAGGAATTATTCCGTAAATTGAAGTTTAGTAAATACATTAACATCAAACGAAACGAACAAAAGATGGTTCGTAAGTTTAGGAAGATTTATGGTAATCCAGAAGATGTTGTTATTTGTATAGGAGATTGGGAACAGCGAAAACAAATGAAATACAAAGAACCAACATTAGGAAAGGAATACGAACTTTGTTTAGAAAAAACAACTATAATGTATTTTTGGTGGATGAGTTTAGAACCAGTTGTAAATGTTCCAAATGTGATGGAAGAGTATGTGAGAAGTTTATGGTGCGAGAACACCCAAAGAAAAACAAAGATGAGTTGCAGTTAATTCATGGACTATTACGCCGTAAGAATGGTTGTGGGTCGTGGAACAGAGACCGTAATGGTTCATCAAACATCTACAAATTAGCAAAGAACGCAATAAATAACATGGACAGACCAAGTTATTTATGTAGAGAAACAAGTAATCAAAGCACTTCAACGAGTGCTTATAATCAAACTATACTACGGGTATGAAAAGACCCAACTTTGAAGTCTTTTTTTCGTATTTTTGCGCGGATTTAAATCTTCAAAGATGTATAATGACAATATCATTTACTATGTCCGATGTCCCTACCATTTTCAATCAGTTAAAAAATCAGACTCCAAATACGAGTCATCCATTTGCCATTATGAAAATTGAATTCCAAACGGATGAACTCGCATTGGCCTACAAAAACCGTATTGAAGCACACAATCAATCCATATTCAATAATATTGTTCCTGATGCTGGATTTGACGTACTTACCCCGAATCAACACATATTTGACCAAACCTTTCACACCAAATTTATTGATATGGGAATAAAAACGGAAATGTATTATTGCGATACTCACAATAATACTCTTCGTAATTGTGGATTTCAGGTTCACCCACGCTCTAGTATTTCCAAAACTCCACTTATGTTAGCAAATCATACGGGGATCATCGATGCTGGATATAGAGGATCTATCATCGGAGCATTTCGATCACTACCAACACAAGTTGCACCTTATGTTGTAGAACAGTATACACGACTGGTTCAAATTTGCCATCCGACACTTTGTCCCATCCTCATTGTAGTTGCAGACAGAAACTCATTGAGCGAAACACAGAGAGGCGCAGGTGGATTTGGTTCTACTGGACTTTAGGAATACAAATTTTTGATTATATAAAATAGTTGGTTTTTATATAATAATATCATTTAATTGACAATGAAGACAGATTCTATACTATCGGATCATGATTGTGTAGAAATTTATCGAGGCAATTTTTATGAAAACTCTACCTATCGTACACCAAAACGCGTCGTTGCATTTGATTTTGATGAAACATTGGGTTCGTTTGTTGATCTAGAACTATTATGGCGCACTATTTTGTTATTTACCAATGATCAGGTTCCGTTCACCATTCATGACCTATTGGATTTGTACCCGGAATTTATACGATACGGAATGATGTCTATCCTGGAATATATTGCTGGCAAAAAACGGTCAGGAGATTGCCATAAAGTCTATGTTTATACGAATAACCAGGGTCCAGCTTCGTGGGTCCTGTCTATAACTGATTATTTTAATCATCGGATGAAACGAAAGGGGAAAATATTCGACCATGTAATTCATGCATTCAAAGTCAACAATCGACAAATTGAACCGAAACGTACTTCTCATAATAAAACTCTAGACGATTTCATCAATTGTACTCTCTTACCTAAACGCACTGCCATATGTTTTTTAGACGATATGAACTATGATGATATGAAAAAGGAACGTATTTACTACATTAAACCCAAGGCATATCGTCATTCTCTTAGCACGTATGATATTATTGATCGATTTCTATATTCGAAATTAAGCGAGGTTATCTTTGCAAATGATAATCTCATGTCTTTATTTAAAGAAGATTTCATCGGTCGATGTCAGAGTGCCAAATTATTAACAACCAATCGCACTGCTCATAGAATGAATTATCGAGAAGATATTCTCATTACACAAAAAATCATGTACCACGTTAGGGAATTTTTTCTATTATCCAAAAAGAAATCCTATACGAAGAAACGCAACCCATTAAGGATGCGGTTTACGAGAAAAAAACGCGGCAACTAATTACCCTCTGTCTGTTGATATGCCATAACAATCAACTGTTCTTCCATAGACATCTTTTGAAATGTGATGCATTCGTCAAACTTATATTGAATAAATCGCCGACCAGAACACATACAGAGAATTTGTATACCCTTGTCTGTAAATTTTACATCTACGACTATACCTCCATTCGTAAGTTGCTGTTTATCTGGACGGTACCACCTTACATGTTTTCCCTTATGTAATTCATGTAGTTCGTCTACTACTCGGTATTCGTATAATTTATCACAGTATTCATCTTGCGTTTCCTTTGATAAATTGGTAAATGTATTGCGAACCTCATTTGCGAGTTCACTTAATGTCTTATTCTCCAAATAATCCGTGTTGTCATTTTCTAACGAAGAGAGAAGGTTCTCTATATCTATGTTTGAAAGCAACGTTGGGTCAGCAATAGCACTTGCAAACATCTCGCTAACGTTTTCACTGGTGATAACAATATTCGTATCTGAATTCATAATGTAGTATTGGTTAGCTAGACGTTTCTATTTCATATCCTTTATTCTATTGTTTTCTCAATTTCATCAATCGTGTGTTGGATATTGGTTTGCAGATTACTAACTGCTGCATTCAAATACTCGATGATTCCCAGATTGAAAAATAAGAACAAGGCGCTACCAAAGATCAGTTTTGCATCATTCTTCTTGAAATCATGTTCTCTAAAGGGATGATATTTTATCAATAGAATCATACAAAGTAATACTTGGACGATTGTATTCGTTTTTCGCAACCAAGACTGATTCATGAGTACCACGTCGAATAGCGAATACAATAAAATGTATAATACATTCATCGTTTGCAGTATAATCATGGTGGATCCGTAATAAGGAGACAGTTTGTCTAATTTGTCCTCTATTTTGCCAACTATGTCTAAAAGAATAGAAGTCATTGTTATACATTCTACTGCGATAATTTGTATGATAAAGTAAAATGGTTAGAGTCTATTCGCAATTACTAAGTAGTAGATCACAAACTTTCGAGTTGTATGGACAATACCCTCATTGCACGAAAATACCGTGTCCTCTCGAAAATTGGGTCAGGATCGTTCGGACAAGTTTACAAAGGAATCTCTATCAAAAAGGGCCATTATGTGGCTATCAAATTGGACGACCATGGCACCATGTTGAAACATGAGACCACCCTATTGAAGTATTTGTATGACGCGCATTGTAGACAAATACCGACCGTATATTGGTATGGTGCCATTGGAGATAAAATAGGGCTGGTTATGTCCTACTACGACGGGTCGTTAACTGATTACTTACAGGAAAAATCACTCACTGTGAGCAAGTTGAATAACATCATTGTCCAATATATTCGAATTCTGGAATCGGTGCATGATTTGTTCGTTATTCATAGAGATATCAAACCGCAAAACTGTATGATCAAACAAGGAGAACTGTTTCTCGTTGATTTTGGTATGGCGACATTTTATATTGATGATAATAAAAACCACATTATTGATAATGCAGATTCAGATACCATCATTGGCAGTCCGAAATACATTAGCTATTATATACATAGAGGTCATACTCCATCTAGACGCGATGACATGATTTCCCTCGGCTACATGTATTTGTTTCTACTGCATCGTCAAGTACCTTGGGAAAATGTAGCGATTGACGATGATAATGTTAGTGAATTATACGTTTTGAATCGAACAAATATTGCACGAATGCAGATGAAAGAATGGTCCGAGATTAGTGATATATGCAATGCAATTGGACCCGCATTTGAGGCATACATGCGTACGAGCTATTCTCTTGATTATAATGAACAACCAAACTATTTTAGTTGTGCACAATTCTTTTACCACACATAATTGTATACCTTTTGAAAAACCATTTAAACATCTTGTAGTATAATCTATATACAATACAGTTATAGTATGAGTGCAACTACCGATTCACAAGATGTTAGACATATTGGCCAAGTCAAATGGTTCAATAACAAGACCGGTTATGGGTTTATCACCGTAATTGACGGGGATCTCACCGGCAAGGATATTTTTACACATTATTCTGCAATCCATGTCTCCAACTCACAATACAAATATTTAATGCAGGGCGAGTATGTTGAATTTGGGGTGATCAAGTTAGATCAAGGCAATCATGAATACCAATCCACCAACATTAGTGGTATTAAGGGAGGTACTCTTATGTGTGAGGCTCGCAATACTGCCTTCTCGCAAGAGAGAAAGCCTCGTACAAACGTTGACGAAAGACCAGCCAGTCCTACAACTGTTCCGCCTGGCGTGTAATATCCATTTTTTACCATAACATAGTTGATATATGTTATTGTGATCTAATTGCACTGGGGGATATTTTAATATCGGTCCACTACCACTTCTTTTGCCAGATTCTTGATAACCTTATTGTCCAACTTGATCTGCTCCTCCTCGAAATCGCCCAATACATTGCGCATCATATTGAAACAGAAATCGTATTTTTCGCTGCCAACTACCAAACATTCTGGATTGTGTTCTCTCCATTCTAATGTCTTGCCGTAGTTTTTTTTTGCTACCAGGGTTATTGCCCGGCGCAACTGTCCTTTGTCTGCATTGTCCTTATCCCATCGATCTTTGTCTTTGATATATACCGTCTCCCTCTTCAAATCCGTGCAGTGCATTGGTCGCTTCGATACATCGAGTCCTTTTAATTTCTTTAATATCAAATCGGTCATACCTGCAACATATCCATTGTGCCCGATATTTTCTAGTTCGGACATTTGTACCTCCATGTTCTGAATAAATTCAGTCATATTGATTGCGTCTTTGCATGTAGTATTCAAAAAGAAATTGAGATTGAACTTTTGGTTGTTGTTATTAGTCGTATTGTTATTGGTAGTCTGGATAACCGATTGACTTTGTACCAACTCCATCATTTTTTGATTTTGATCCAAGAGCATGTTCTTGAATTCCTGATTCTGCTTGATCAAATCTAACATACTGTTTGCATCTATGTGGGTGTCTCCATCACAAGTCGGTTTTGGAATGACATAACTGTCCAATAAAGACGCACTATAACATTGTTTTTTATGACGATAATATCCACTATCATATTTATATTGTCTTCCACAACTGCATATATGATTTTGACTTGATGTCGGAACTTTTTTACTACCATTTACTACCATTTTGTGTTTTGCAGTGGTTATATGGCGATTATATTGACTTTTACGAGACGTAGTATAATCACATTTTTCACAAATAAAATTGTCGGAACTTTTTTGGAACTTTTTTACTACCATTTTGAGCTATAAAATGGTAGTATAAAAAGTTCCTAAATCGTACATCATGGAAATGTGTTGAAAAAAGTGTGCAGCGGATCTGAAACGGGTTTTCCGGAAATCACTGCATTATGCTTTAAAGTGGATTTTCATGATTTTCCAAGAATATTCTCGGGGATGCTCTTCAAAAATGGACAAAAATAAATGTCCATAAAAATGT